CCATCACTTACGGATGCACTTGAGGCATGGTTCGAGAAAAACCAGGAACAGGTAGAATTTCGTTTAGCCCCACTCGACAGTAAACTTTATGTCATCAGAACAGAAGAAAAAACCATCGAGCCAGAGGCACCAAAACGATACAATTTATATGGTGATGCTATTTAGCATCACCTTTTTATTCATATGTATAATTAAAACTGTATGAAATTATTTGACATATTAAACGAAATGGACGGAGAGGAACAAGGTGGTGCAGAAAAAGCGGTACGCGCTCAATACGACATTGCTATTCAATCATCAAACCCACAAGAGATTGTAGCAGCATTAAGCGATACAAAAAACTACGGCATCTATGCTCAAACATTCCGTGACCCAAAACGCGTTGAGGCAGTATTTGGTCCACCAAACCCAAACCAAAAGTTAGGCGCTGCATTAAAGCAATGGGCTGGACTAGACGAGGACGAGAAGGAAACAAAAGTGCTAGACATGGCAAAACGTTACCCGGAAGCGTTCGAGAAAGCAAAAGAAGAATGGGAAACCGCAGGTGGTGAAGGTGATTTCGTTGAACATTTAATTTCCACTGAAATGCAATTACCCAAAACATTGTTAGGCCCTAAAGGTGCCCATTATTTCCCAGTTAAAACACCAGACAATTTGAAAAAATACGCTGGTAATTTGGAGAAAGATGTACATTATGTGGTTACGGGTGATGGAGTTACGTTCCCGTCCAAAATGGAAAACCCATTCAAATCAAAGCAATACTTGAGAAAAGTATTATCCACTATAATCGATAATTCAGGCATCGATGCAAAAGTAGTTGATTTGGAAACAATGCCAGGCGAGGCACCAAAGGTAGCAGCCGCTAAACCAACCACACCAGCATTAACCACTACATTGGATTCAAAAGAGGACGCATTTGATTTACGTAAAGAGTTACAAAAACGCTTCACTATACCATCAGCTGTATACAAAGTGGAACCATTCGAGGACCCAGAAACAGGAGAAACAAGCGCTAAACTAGTTATCACTGGATTGACATCATCTCAACGTGCTCAACTCCAGCAATTCACTACTGACTACAAGTACAACTTGGAAGAGTCATTGAGACGCATGAAAGTAAGAGCGGGTATTATTAAATAAGTAATATGGACAATTTAGAAAACATAAACGAAGAATATCTTCGTATGCAAAAAATGGCTGGTATTATAACTGAGGAAGAATATAAAAATTCAGTTCACTTATTAACCCTTAAGAATTTCTCAGAAAAAATATCATCTGGGGTATCCAAAATAAAACAAATGTTAAAAGATGAAGGGTATAATATTTAATTTAAAAGAAAGTACTCAAGAAGTTGATGGGGCTATCTATTATTTAGAGGGGATAATAAAACGTTTAAAAGCAGAAAACAAACTTTCTCCAAGTATAATAAATGAAATCACCAATTTTTATTCTACCGTTATATTACCTTATATGGAATATTATTATACTAGCGATAAAGAAATAGATGATCAATATACTCGATTAACTATTAATGACATATTAGATTTAGCTAATACTTTAGACAACATTTAATTCATACATAAAAGCTTGGCTCTGCCAGGCTTTCTTTGTATATTCCCACTAAATTCAAAGTTATGATAAAAGAACACACTCTACTAGTTGAGCGTTATCGCCCATCCACACTTGAAAACTACGTTGGAAATGAGCAAATCAAATCAGTTATACAAAACTACCTAGACCAAAACGACATCCAGAACTTTATATTCAGTGGAACTGCAGGAACAGGTAAAACTACACTAGCCAAAATCATAGTAAACAATTTAGACTGCGACTACATTTTAATCAACGCGTCAGATGAGCGTGGTGTAGACACGATTAGAGACAAAGTAAGTGCGTTTGCTTCAACGGCCTCATTCAAGTCGATAAAGGTGGTGATATTGGACGAAGCCGACTTTTTAACCATAAACGCTCAAGCATCTCTACGCAACGTAATCGAGAAATTTTCCCGCTCAACCCGTTTCATTTTAACCTGCAACTACGTAGAGCGCATGATTGACCCACTTCAATCACGATGTCAAGTACTTAAAATTGTACCCCCATCAAAAAACGAGGTAGCCAAACATATACTTCGTATATTGGAACAAGAAGAGATACAATACGAGACACAAGACGTAAAAGCACTAGTACAGCGTTGTTACCCAGACTTGCGTAAAATGCTAAACCTGGTCCAGTCATCAACAGTAGATGGAGTACTTACCCTAGACAAAGATGTTATAGTTCAAAACAACTATATGTTGTCTATACTCAAAGAATTATCCACTGGAAAAAATTATACTGCGTTACGCCAGATACTAGCAGATTCAGGCGTAAAAGAATACGAGGAGCTATATCGTTATTTATTTGACAATGCAACCAAATTTGCCCCAGGCAAAGAAGGCTCCATAGCTGTTATACTGAACACACACTTATATCAGGCTAATTTTCGTATTGACAAGGAAATAAACATGGCATCGTGTTTATCTCAAATTTTAGAAACCATATAAACCAACATAAACATGCAACAACCACAAATTGATTTGACACAATCAACTGCTGTTGAAGGATTCAACGGCGAGCAATTATTTGCACAAGGATTTGTAATCCGTAAAATTTCAAAATTCATCTTAGGTACGGAAGAGGATGGTATCGTTCCGATAAGCATCTTCTACGATTTAGATAGTAAGAAAATTTTACTTGAGTCATTACCTAAAGAAATTCGCGAGGAATACAAGGAAATCGGAATCTAAATGGAGAAAAAAAACATATCAGATATGTTTCAATGGCTTGATGAGGTCATGTATCACAAAACACCTGTGGACATGATCTCGGAAGAGTCATGGAGTTCATGGAATACATACATGATCAACCGCTTTTTATCAAACCATCAACCATATATTGAATTAGTTAATTATGTTGCCATATTTCCACCGGACAATAAGAAGCAAATCTATTCAATTTATCGTGAAATGTTACCTAAAAAGAAATTTTTTATCCGTTACGTAAAATCAAAGCGTAAACAAAAACCATCATCCCTAGTAGAATACGTAGCAAGATACTACGAGTGTAGCCTAGGCGAAGCAGACGAATATATAGACATCCTACGTAAACCCGGTGTTACCAGTATACTATACAAAATGGGTGTAGACGATACCGAAATTAAAAAGTTATTAAAATGAGTGAAAATACCCGCAATATACCTACAACAGACCACGTTGTAGATTCAGTTATAGACAAATTTATTGAGCGTGCCCAATTTGGTAGAGAAAAATATGGTGTTGGATTGGAACGCACTGATTTAACCTTCCCAAACTACATCACCCATTTGCGTGAGGAATTAATGGACGGTATCTTATACCTTCAGAAAATGGAAACAATCCATGCTGAGCTATTGCAAGACATGGTTAAACTTAAACAATTTGCGATGAAATCCCAGTTATATGAAATGTCTGCTATGTTAAGAGACTTTGAACGCAAGTTACAGGAATACACTTCCCACTAATATTTATACATAAACATATATGAACCCAAAAGATACAATCACATTAGACGTTCCATTATTTATTCGTCTATTAGAATACGCTAGAGAAGACGCTAAAACGGACATGGACTTACATAATGTAGCTGAACGTGCAATCAATTTAAGCACTGAAGGAGAATGTTTGGGTATGCAAAACTATGATTCATTAGTTGGTCAAACTGAAAAACTAGACGAGTCATTCCTTCGTATGCAAAAAATGGCTGGTATTATAACTGAAGAAGAATATAAGCATAGCTCAGCTCAACTGTGGTATAGAAATTATGCTGGAAATTTAAAAGTGTTATTAAATAAATTAAAATCTACGGTTGAAAATGAAAAGAGCAGTAATTAATCTTCAAGAAGATAATAGGGAAATTTTAGACTTAATAAAATATATTGATAAAAAAATTGTTGAAATTAGAACAACTCAATCATTGTCTCAACCTGTTATAAAAGATTTAAAAGATTTATATGAAGGGGCAGTAAACGCATGGATGGAATATAATTATTTGCCTGGAATTGAACCTGACTTAAAAGAAGAAGAAGAAATTAGAAATAATTTACTCGAAATAATTAGTTTCCTTAACACTATACATTAAAAGAAAAGCTTGGCTCTGCCAGGCTTTTTTTGTATATTCCGGTTATGGCAAAAAAGAAGACACCGGATATTGTACAAGCAGTTAGAGCATTTCAACCTGTA